AAATATTAATGAAGTAGCAACTATTTGGGCAGATGAATATGACGCGGCAGTAAAGAGGGGAAAGGATTTATTAAATTTAGAATCGGTTCAAAAAGGTAATAAGGATTTAGCTAAGGCACTTTTTCAAATTGCATTATTAAAAGGATTAGCAACTCCACCTGGTACAAATTTCTCATTGGTAAATGAATTTGGTAATGGTGTTAAAGCATATTGGATGGGAGCACAAATGAATCCATTTCCAGTACCATTAATTCCAGCACCAGGTACAATACAAAATATAGTAGTTAATTCAAATATAGCAACAAACCCTGGTACTTGGCCAATGTATCCACCATTGAAGCCTGCTAGTAAACAAGTTATAATGGTTAATATGTTTATCTTAGCAGCAACGGTACATTTATTTAGTGTAGGTGGATTGATACAAACAACATCGTTATATCCATCGGCACCATCACCAATACCATCACCTGCTATTATATCTTGGACTGCATATTTAATACCACCAAATATACCAATACCAAATATTAACTTCCCATCATCAGATGGTAGTGAACCACCGGTATTAGAACAAGTGGTAAATGATGATATTTCTACATTAACACCAAGTCCACAATATGTTGATAGCGATGTAGATATATTAGGTAACCCAGTGATTACTCCAACATTAACAGATGTTATAGACGAGACTATACCAGATGACGTAATTGATGGAGAAATGGAAAATATTCTACCTGATTTCATATCACAATTAGAAATGGGTGGAACAAAGTGTGAATAAAAATCAAAAAAGAATAAAACAAATATTTATATAGAAAGGAAAACATTACAACAATGGATACTGACAAATTAGTAAAAGCAATACAAATAATAGTTAAGGAGGAAATCAAAGTGATTCTTCCTACACTAGTTAAAGAAGGTGTAAAGAAAGAAATGGCAAAGTTGTTAAGAGAAAACAAACAACTTAAAAAGGCTATTACACCAACACAACCTACATTTATGGATGAGGTGGTTTCTGAAAAACCAATTCAAACAGAAAGGGTTTTAAGTAAAAACCCAATGTTAAATAAGGTATTACAACAAACACAGCCACTTAGTTTAAGTGAAAATACATCTAGAAGTGTATTAGATAGACAACCACCATCTTATGCTGGTGCACCAACTGAAGTATCATCTAATACAATGGAGTTTAATTCAAACTCAACTCATACATTAGGAGCACAAAGTATAGCACAAAAAATGGGATATGGTGATATGCAAGGAGGTGTTAAAAAACAAGGGTTAGGAGTTTCAACCGGATTGGCAGGTTTAGATAGAGTTTTGAATAGAGATAATTCAGAACTTATAAAAGCTATGGATAAAAAAAGTAATGGTAATTGGCGACCAGGAATGTAATATAAATTATGGCAGTTGAGTTAGGAAGAAAAATCGTTAAAGATACTAAGGCATTTTCAAGTTATGCTATTGGTGTTACTTTGCCATTAACCTTTGGTGAAAATACTTTCGAGCAATCTTTTCAAACCAAAGACCAAGTTAAATCAAATATTAAAAATCTTCTACTTACTAAAAGAGGGGAACGTATTTTACAACCCGAATTTGGCAGTGGTTTACAATCATTGTTGTTTGAACAAAATGTAGATGACTTAGAAGGTAGAATTGAGGATACTATAAACGAAAGTTTAGAGCAATGGTTACCTTATGTTACGGCAGAAGAGATTGATATTGAATCAACTGACGAATTGAGAGATAATAATAAACTAAACGTTTCAATTAAATTTAGAATAGGAGATGATATTAATTTAGAAACTCTAACATTTACAGTACAGGGATAATACGATATGGCAATAACAAAAACATCAAAGAACTTTAAGAACAAAGGTAAGGATATAAAATATCTTAACAAAGATTTTAGTGCGTTTAGAGGTAATCTAATCGAGTTCGCTAAAACGTACTTCCCAAAAACATATTCTGATTTCAACGAATCATCACCTGGTATGATGTTTATTGAAATGGCATCTTATGTGGGTGATTCACTTTCATATTATGTAGATGATACATTAAAAGAATCTTTAATGGTTCATGCAGATGATATTGAGAATGTAATAGCACTTTCACAATACTTAGGATATAAACCAAAAGTATCTTCACCATCAGTAACAACTCTTTCGGTTTATCAATTAGTACCTTCAATCGGTAGTGGTCGTGATAACACATTTGATTCAACATACTTCTTACGAATAAAAGAAGGTATGAGATGTGAATCTACAAATGCAGTACAATTTATTACACAAGATGTTGTAGATTTTTCTGATGAAAGAGAAAGAGAAATTACAATATATCAAAGAGATGGTGTAAGTGGAGAGGCTTCATTTTACTTAGTTAAAAAACAAGTACAAGCAATATCTGCAGAATTAAAAACTAGAGAAGTAGAATTTGGTCAATTTAAAGAATTCCAAAGTATTGAATTAAGTGATACTAATATTATAGACATATATGATGTTAGAGATTCTGATTCAAATAAATTTTATGAAGTTCCTTATTTAGCACAAGAATTGGTATTTACTGACTATCCAAATACTGAAAACAATGACCCTGATTTATTTCAATTTAAATCAACAACTCCATATATTTTAAATACACTTAAAACATCTCGAAGGTTTGTTAAGCAAGTTAACCCAGATAGTACAACAACTATTCAATTTGGTAGTGGAGACCCAACAGTTAGTGAAGAAACAATTATTCCTTCATTTAAAAATGTAGGATTAGGATTACCTAATTCAATTTCTAAATTAGAAGAATCATTTGACCCAACTAACTTTTTGAAAACTAAAACATATGGAACATCTCCATCTAATACAACTATGACTGTAAAGTATTTAGTTGGTGGTGGTGTTGAATCAAATGTTAAGAAAGGAACAATTACACAAATCAATGGTGTTGAATATGAAGAAGATATTGATTTATTTACAAATGTTCAATTAGGATTGTATAGGGCAGCCAAAAACTCAATAGCAATTGATAACGAAGTTCCTGCAACTGGTGGTAAAGGTGGTGATACTATTGAAGAGATTAGACAAAATGCATTAGCAAACTTTGGTTCTCAGAATAGAGCAGTAACATCAAAGGATTATCAAATCAGAGCTCTATCAATGCCAACCAAATTTGGAGCTATTGCAAAAGCATATGCTACGGCAGATGGTACATTGGATAACAATTCACCTTCATCTATTTTGGCTTCACCACAAGTTCTTAGAGAGTTTACTGAGCTAGTTGATGGGTTTGTAAATAGAGAAGAAGGGGCAGGAGAAGTTGATAAACAAATTATCCAAGATGAAATCAGAAAATTCTTAGTTGGTAAAACTTCTAATGATAACGAAAAGAATAATCCATTTGCTATTAATCTTTATCTATTAGGATATGATTCAAATAAAAAATTATCAACTCTTAATAGAGCAATAAAGGAAAACTTAAAAACGTATTTAAACGAATATAAAATTCTGACAGATGGTATAAACATTAACGATGGTTTTATAATCAACATAGGACTTGAGTTTGAAATAGTAACACTACGAAACTACAATAAAAGTGAAGTACTATCAGAGTGTATATCCGAATTAAAAGAATATTTCGATATAGATAGTTTTACATTTAATAATACAATTAACATTTCAGAATTGGAATTAATCATAGCAAATGTTGATGGAGTTAGTTCGGTTCCTAAATTAAAGATTGTAAATAAGTGCGGAGGTCAATATGCACCAAATACATACAATATAGAAGCGGCAATAAAGGATAAGGTTTTATACCCATCTTTAGACCCATCGGTTTTCGAAATTAAATTTCCAGATTCGGATATAAAAGGAAGAGCAAAATAATGGCATACTATTTTCTAACAGCATCAAAGGATGCATCGGTTTACCTACAACAGCCTGACCAAAACGCTGGTTTAGATGAGGTATTAGAGGTAAGTAAGGTTTACTATGGTGGAGTTAAAGATGTATCAAGAGCACTTCTTAAATTTGAAACTAATGGGTTCTCATCATCACTATCTAATGGTAGTGTTGGATTTGAAGAAGCTAAACTAATATTAAAGGAAACTGAATCAGAAGAAGTACCATT